TTTAAACAACCCTGACACATGGGACAGGGCTGCGTTTGAAACAGCCATTCGCGCAGAAGTCGAAGCATCGACAGGAACACTCACGGCATCTGATGAGTTGTTGGTTGGCGCACTGGTCATCACGGTGGACAGCCTGTTGACTGCCGAAATCAACATCAAAACGATGGGCCATGTCACGGTCTACGGAAACAACGAAGGCGTGACAGCTTGGTACAAGATTCGCACTGAGATGGCTGACAAGGCTATCAAGATGTTGGCAGAACTTGGCCTTGTTGCCCGTGGCCGTCCGAAGTTGAAAGCGAAAGTGAGTGATGTCGATGAGCTATTCGCCACTGCTTAACCCGGCTTTTGAGTATGCGGTTGCGGTGACAAGGGGCGACATCCAAGCGTGTGAGGATGTCAAACTGGCTTGCCAAAGGTTTTTGGACATGGTGGAGCGCAAGGATGCGCCCTATGAATTTGTCCCTGCCAAAGCCGAACACATCCTGAAGTTTGTCCGTTTCTGCCGCCATGTCAAAGGGCCAGACGCTGGAAAGCCGATTGATCTACAGCCGTTTCAAGTCATGTACTTAGCGGCTATCTACGGGTTCCGCGACAGGCGTGACCACTCATACCGTTATGTCACTGATGTCATTTTGTTCGTTCCTCGCAAGTCAGGCAAGACAACCATTGCGTCCATCATTGCGCTGTATGAGTTGCAGTTTGGTGATGCTGGCGCTGAAGTGTTTACTCTGGCTACCAACCGGGATCAGGCGACTATTTGCTTTGACTCGTCCAAGGCAATCGTAGAAAACATGAAGCCTGAGTTGGCCTCCAAGTTCATTGCCTACCGCAGCGAACTGAAGAAGGCTGGCGACTCGACCTCTACCTATCGGGCGCTGTCACGGGAAAACCGTAAAACTGGTGACGGTAAAAACCCGTCCTGCGCCATGATTGACGAGGCGGCTCAGATCACTGAGAGACAGTCGATTGAGGTGTTGCACTCGGGTATGGGCGCACGGAAGAACCCGCTGCGGATGTACCTGACCACTGCCAGCTTCACCAAGGAAACCAAGTTCTTTGAAGACCTTTCACACTTTCGCAGTGTCCTGCGTGGCGCTGCTGCTGATTCTTTCCGCTGGTTTGGTCTACTCTATAGCATTGATCCCGGAGACAATTGGGCTGATCCTGCGGTATGGGGCAAAGCGAACCCGATGCTTGGGGTTTCGGTCACGACTCAGCACATTCAGCAGATGGCTGAAGAAGCCGGGGCAAAACCAGCCTCGCTGAACGAGTTCCTGTGCAAGCAACTGAACATCTATGTCTCTGCCAACACCGCTTGGGTTGACCGTAGATATTGGGATGAGTCGATTACGCCGCTACCTGAAGACAAGCCAGAATCGACATTTGTTGCGTTTGACTTGGCGCACACCCGAGACTTGAACGCTGTCTGTACTTTGCACAGGTACAGTGAAGAAAACTTCTATGCCAAGTTCCAATTCTTCCTGCCGCAAGAGTCGATTGAGCTGATCCCGAACCACTACAAGAGCATTTTCTCTCAGGCTCACGCCAGTGGCATTTTGAGGCTCACGCCGGGTAACGTCACCGACCTGAACGAGATTCAGGAGTACATCAAGCAGCAGTGCGAGAAATACGATGTCAAGGAAATTGCCTATGACCCGTACAACGCTGCTGCTTTGGTGGCAAACCTGTATGCCGATGGGTTGCCCGTGAAAAAGGTGGGTCAGGGTATGGCTATGCTGTCAAACCCATCCAAGACAACTGAGCAACTGATCCTGAAGAAGGCAATCCACCATGATGGCAACCCATTTGTGGGCTGGCAGCTAGGCAACTGCGAGGTTTACACTGATGTCAACGGCAACGTGAAGGTCAGGAAGAACGAAGCAGACCCGTCAGCCAAAGTGGACGGGATTATTGCCATGATTATGGCTTTGCACTGCCATTTGGATAACGTATTTGTCAGCGAATCATTTGGCTTTAGATCGCTGGAGTGGTAAAGTATTGGAAATTGAGGGGAAATCATGGCAATTCTTGACATTTTCAAGCGTAAAAACACTCAGTCTGAGAGCAATACGTTGTTCGGTCAGACAGCCTTGGGTAACAACATTGTTTATCAAGGCAGTGACAAACGTGCCGGCGTAAACACTCAAATCCTCTATGTGACCACTGCCAGCACCACAACTGCTGGTCGCCCGGTGGATATGTCGGTGCTGACGCGAAACAGCACCATCATGTCGTGTGTGGGCGTGAAAGCACGGGCTTTGGCTCAGTTGCCAATCAAGATTTGCTGCGAGACAGCAGACGGTAAAACCGTTGATGCCATCCGTGGCGAGGGTGTTGGTACGCGAGACAAGGCCAAGGCCAAGCAAGTTGCCAAGCTGCTGAATACGCCCAACAACTTCCAGAGCAAATACGAGTTCTGGTATCAGTGGTTAATGTGGTACGAATTGTCTGGTGAGGCTTTTACCCTGTGGTGGAGAAAAGACCAGAACAGTTCGACCGAAACACCATTGGAAATGTATGTGCTGGATTCAACGCTGATTGCGGTGAACATCACGCCTACACGCTATCCGACCTTCCGTCTGTCTACGCCTAGCTATGGTTTCAACAAAGACCATGAGTTCAAGTATTACCAAGTCATGCACAGCAAGGAAATGGCGTGGCAAGGCTCGGCTGGTTTCAACAAGGCGATTTTGGCAACTGAGTTGGTTGGCTTGGACCAAGACATTGACTTGTACGCCAACTTTGTCATGCAGAATGGCGCAAAACCATCTGGCATGTTTGTGACCGACCAGATTATTCCTGATGGCAAGTACAAAGAGATTGCCGCCCGTCTTAAAGAGGCGTGGAACAACATGACAGGCAGCAAAACCAGCGACCCAAGCAAGCCGGGTCAAGGCATGTTGCTGGATCAGGGCATGAAGTATCAGAAGCTGGAGATGCTGACGCTGCAAGACGCTGATGCCGCTGCTTTGAAGCTACAGACCATGCGCCGCATCTGTGGTTTGTTTGGTGTGCCGCCTTCCATGATCGGCATCCATGATGGCAAGTTCAACAACAGCCAAACGGCGTTGGACGAGTTCTACAAAACCACCATGTACCCGACAATCGTCAATATTCAGCAGAAATTGACGCAGCATTTGCTTGATGGCTATCCTTCTCTGTGTGTCGAGTTTGACACCAAGGACTTCTTGAAGGGTGCGCCTTTGGACCAGATGAACTTTGCGACTGCTGGCGTAAAGGGTGGCATTATGACACCAAACGAAGCACGTAACTACATGAATTTGCCATCTGTTGAGGGTGGTGACGAGTTGGTCAAAGATGCCAAAGATGCTGAACCTGTACCCGGCTCAAGCGCCCAAGATACTGGTGGCGGCGGTGGCAATCAGACCAAAAAGATGAACATCGGTACAACTTGATTAAAAATGCGTACTGATACACAATATCTGTTAGCATTAGCGAAACAGGTCAAGCGACCTACAAAACAGTTGCCTGTATTGCTAGGGCAACCCCCTAAAATACAGGACAATAATCAATCTATTGCTTTAGGGGCAATCAATGAAGACATTGAATCTAATCTGCGAAGCCAAACTGAACTTGAACGAGAAAGCCGAAAGCGGCGAATCGTCTGGACTGATTGAGGCTCGTATCACGACTTGGGGTGCGCGAGAAGGCGCTGATGGTCGCAAGTTCTTCTACAAGCCAGAAGGCTTTATGCAATGGGCTAGCGAGTTTGCCAAGATGGGCCGACCACTTCCAATGTACGTCAACCACAATTCAGATGCTATTCCCGTTGGGGAGTGGACGAGTTTTGAGATGGATGACGATGGCATGAATGCTTGCGGCCGTCTGTACGTCAACACCACTGCTGGCTCTGATTTGTACCAAGTGATGAAAGAAAGCCCCAATATGTTTGGCGGCGTTTCTGTTGGCGCTTATGCTGAAGAATATCAGTGGGTCAAAGAAGACGGTACGCCAATGACTATTGGTTCTGATGACCCATACGAGTCTGGTTATTTCCAAATCACCAAAGGTGGTTTGCGTGAAACCAGCGTAGTGATGCACCCAAATAACATGAAGGCAGAAATCAAAAAGTTGGAGTATTTCCGACCTGATGGTTCTGCTGACTTGAAAGTATTGGAAGAAGCCTTGCGGGATGCAGGTCTGTCCAAGCAGATGTCGGTTGCCGCCGCATCTGTATTCAAGACGGTGATTGAGCAGCGTGATGCTGTAAAGGAGCCTATTGAAAATGCGCCAACTCAGAGTGATTCTGATGCGGAGGCAACCGAAGCGGAAATTCTCGCGGCTCTTGAGCAACGTGAACTTCTGAAACTCCTTGACCAACGCCTTAAAGGTTAAATCATGTCCAAAGAAATCATCGAAAAATTGGATGCTATCGAAGCTAAACAAGCCGAAAGCATCACTGCTGTTGAAGCAAAAATCCCCGCTGCTGTTGAGGCTGTCAAAGCTGAAATGGCTGAAAAAGTCGCTGCTCTGGAAGCTAAAGTTGCTTCTATCCAGATGCCTGAGTTCATTCGCGCCCCTGCCAAGACCGTTCGCCAAGATGTGAACCGTTCTGTGCGTGAGCAATTGGCTACTTTCTACAAAGGCAACAGCCGTTTGGAAAAAGAACTGCAAATCTTTGCAGACGAAAGCCAAATGGACGCTTACCTGAAAGAAGCCTCGGCTCTGACAGGTGGTGGTGATGGCAAGGGTGGTCGTACTGGCTACGATCCTACCTTTACAGCACTGCGTCTGATGAACCCAATGCGTGGTCTGTCGCGCACTGTGGCAACTGACGGTTCCTCGTACCAGTTTCGTGTGCGCACGGGCAACCCGGGTGAAGCATGGGGCTATGCGATCCAGAACAACGGTGCAGCCACTACTGAAGACACCAGCATCTGGCAATTGGTTCTGCAAGACTTGAACGTGCAGTTCCCAATCCGTACTGCTGCGCTGGATGACATTGATGGTTTGGAAGCTGTTGTTGTTGATGACATGCTGGCCTCATTCGCCCAGAGCGAGGCACTTTCGATGATTCAGAATAATGACCAAGCCGCTCAGTCCAGCACCAACCCTTACGGTGGTACAAACGGTCTGCGTGGTCTGGATCAGTACGCTGGTTCTAACGCTACCTACACTGGTGGTACATCGTCTACTGCTGCGTTCGGCACTTCTGGTACTGGCTCTACAAGCGGTCTGCATTCGCTGGCTACTTACGACCAGATCACCACCAACGCCAACACTGTGGGTGCTAACAACATCCAGTACAAAGACGTTATCAACACGATCTACGCTTTGCCACAACAGTACTGGACTACGAACGCCAAGTTCATGGTCAGCCCAATCTTGGCTCAAGCTATCCGTGGTCTGCAAGACACCAATGGCCGTCCAATCTTCAACTCTACTGAGTCGTTGAACCCCGATGGCATCATTGGTCAAATGCTCGGCTTTGATGTGGTAATGAACAAGTACTTGGACAACCCAAGCCAAGCCACAACTGGTTCTGCTGGCACTACTAGCCTGTACCCAATGTACTTTGGCGATTGGAGCCGTGGTCACACCATCATTGATCGTCTGAACATGGTGATGCGCCGCTACGACCAAACATTACCCGGATTTATTACATTTTTCGGGGAAAAGAGGCTTGCGGTATCAGTTCGTGATCCAAACGCACTGGTGCGCTATCGCTCGACAGGCACTGCGACCTGATAAAACGGAGGGGGGTAATTCCCCCTCCTTTTTGTGCCAACAATTTAGGAACTGTTATGACCATCACCGAACGCATCCTGTCTGGAATTAAGCAAACATTGGAAACTGGCGATAAAGTCACGATTGACTTGCGCGAGGCATCTGCTATCACTGGTTCAGGCTTGAATGTCGGTGGTCGCACTCACTTTGATGACGCATTCGCTACCCTGCGTTATGCAAACCCGTTTCGCCAAGGCGCACGGAACATCAAGGTTCCCGGTAATTCCGCTGTTCAGTTTGTTGCCAAAACTGGTAACGCTGCAAACAGCACAAACCCTTGGGGTTACACAATTAACGCCAACAGTGGTTCACCGAACATTGACACAAGCATTTGGCAGTTGCCGACTCGCGTGATTACGGCACAGATGCCTGTTCGCTCGGCTGTTCTGTCTGATGTCAATGGTCTGCAATCTGAATTGGTTGAAGACCTGATGATGGAATTTGCTCAACTGGAAGGCGCATCGTGCGGCCTGAACAGTTATCCCGGCGCTGCTGGTGCTGCTGCTGCTTTCGGTACAAGCGGTACAGCCATCACAAACGGTTTGCATACTCTCCGCACTGTTGGCTACAACAACACTGGTGGCCTTGAGGCTGAAACTTTGTCGGCAATAGCAAACGCTTTGCCAGCGCAATACTGGTCTATGCCCGGCACTGCTTGGATGATGCACCCAACAGCCATTCAAACATTGCGTGACTATGCTCATGGCAGTGGTGGCTACTCATTTGCTGACATTGGCTCGGCTGAAGCTGGTTCGTTGCTGCATGTGTATGGTTTCCCTGTGATTCCAAACCCATATTTGGACGCAACTGGCACAGTGGGCTGCAAGTCCATTTATCTTGCAAACTGGCCTCGTTTTATGACCATTGCTGATGTGGAAGAAATGACCATTCAGGCAATGGAGCAAACAACGCCCGGTTTCGTGACCATGTATGCTGAAAAGCGTATGGTCAGCACTGTGCGTGACGTTTTTGCTGGTGTTCGTTCTATCGAGACTTAAACATGAGCGTTGACAACTATCAATACGCTGCGCCCTTTGGGGCACAAACGCGCAATCCGTTCAACTATGCAAAGGTTGAGCAGATTGGTCGTGATAGTTCAACTCAATGGTTGACTCTTGATGAAATGACCAACCAACTGAACTTGTTTGATGACACAAGTCAGGACACATACATTGCAAGCCTTGGAATCGCCACCAGACAAGCGATTGAAGATTACTTGGGGATGTCTATCCTCCCGGTGACTTATCGCGTCTGGTACGGCTCTGAGAGCCTTGTAGCGTCACCCATCAGTTTGGACTTGCCAGAGGTGAGTCAGAACACAACGCCAAGTCAGCCCGGTGTCACAATCAATTCGGTGGGTTATTGGAACGATGCGTTCCCGCCTGTGTTCCAAACGATCACAAACACCAACTATTACTACGATGCTTCTGGCAACAAGGTAATTGTGAACAACCTGCCGACTGACATAAACACGGTGATGACTGCGCCGATCATTGTGGAGTACTCCACTGTGGCAAACCCATTGGCAGCGTATCCTGTGATTAAGCAAGCCGCTTTGCTGCTGCTGACACACCTGTACAACAACCGTGCCAACGCAACAGAGACAAAGCTGAAGGACATTCCTTTTGGCGTGACTACGTTGCTGCGTCCGTACAAGCCACTGGTGATGTGACATGGCAATTGCTCGTTTTGAAAATATCAAAATCAACAATCTGGCTTTTGCTAGTTCAGATTTTGGAGAGCAATCTACGACACAAACATTGTGGTTTGCCACTTACGCAAGAGTTGCTGATGTTGCCAACAGTGTCAAGATCGCTGATAAGTATCGGCTGTATCAAGACATGGTGACATTCACTGTGAACTACACACGCAACATGAAGACAATTGTTGCTAGTCAAAACTTGTATTCGATTACGTATCGAAATCAAGATTGGCGCATCGACAATGCTCGTGAGTCAAATGATAGGATGACTGTCATGTTCACTTGCTATCGAAACGATCCAGTAACGGCGGTCTAATGGCAACTCAACTCAACCCTGTTGTTTACGGCAAAGCTATCCAGTACCAACTGGCTAACATTGTCACGCCTGTGCCTGTGTACGCATCGTTCAACCGAAATTTTGCAACACAGCCCAAGTTCATTACTTGGATGCTCAGAAACGTGCATCAGCCTGTATATACGGGTCAGCAGCAAAGCAACAAAGGTATTGATCGACCTGTCTTTCAGATTTCGATCTTTACTCAGCAGATTGAAGACGGATTTACAATATCAAATCAGATTCTGCAATCTTTGCATGGCTACAGTGGCGTGTTGGGAAGTCCTGCCGAAGGGTTTTGGATTGCCAAAGCAGATGTGATGTGGCTGTATAACAGCTACAACAACGAAGAAAAGATGGCGCAAATCTTTTTGGATTGCACCATTGACATTCCAGCTTAAAACAAGACAATTGTTCAACTTTTGAAGGATACTCAAAATGGCTTTACCAAACAAAGTTCTCCCCGGTTTTAGTGCTGTACTAGGATGACGCAGTTGCCAGTTTCGGTGTCGCAGGTTCGCGTCAGTCTGACAAGATTCCCGTGCAAGCCGCGCCCACCAGCATGACCATTACTGCTGCTTGGAATCCTGCCGATACCAACCTGTTGTTGATGAGGGCCGATGCTTATTCTGGCGTGATTGACCGCACTTTCGTGGTTTCCGCTACCGATGGCACAGGCATCGTCTATTACGCCTTTAACGGGCGCGTAGGCCAGTTCCAGATTGATTCTGCCCCCGGTGCAGAAGCAAAATGCACTTTTACCATTCACCCCCGTGGCAACCAGTACGGTTGGTCCAACAACGCATAAGGAATCATCATGTCTATTCCTGCAAAAGTCCTACCCGGCTTTAGTGCATCGCTCTGGATGCAATCGGCGGCGACTCCAACTCCACTGACCACTGCAAACCTGAGTGTTTGGGCTGGTCAGGTGACCACCATTGTTGGCACTGTAGCCAACGGCACTGGCGCTGCTGGCGTTGCTGTTCCTGTCGAAGCAATCCCTGCTTTCGGCATGGATGATGCGGTGGCAAGTTTCGGTGTTGCTGGCTCTCGTCAAAGTGACAAGATTCCTGTGCAAGCGGCTCCTACAAGCATGACCATCACGGCTGCTTGGAATCCTGATGACGCTGCTTTGCTTCAGATTCGTTCTGATGCCTATTCTGGTGTTGTGGACCGCACTTTTGTGGTTGCAGCAGTGGAAGGCACAAACACTGTCGCTTATGCGTTCAATGGTCGCGTGGGTCAATTCCAAATTGATTCCGCACCCGGCGCTGAAGCCAAGTGCATGTTCACAATCCATCCGCGAGGCAACCAGTACGGCTGGTCGAACAACTGATGAAAGTATCAGAAGCCATCGAAGCAATCGTGACAAGCTACGGCGACATTGAAGTTGTTGCCCGTAATTTGGAGGTGAACGCTGCTGAACTTGCAAAAGCCACAGCCAAACCTGACACAGCAGAAGCCATTGCTTTGGCCCTGCTGAAAAAATACAACATCACCGCACCAGTGGTGGTTATCCCAGAAGTTGCACCAGAGGCTCCGCCAGACACTACAGAGTAAAAACACATGATAGTAAAAGACAGCAATGACCTACTAAACTTCCTTGTAGCCCAATCCGATTCCACAAAGAATTGGTTTGGGTTTACACAGCAACGCATCACTGCGATTGCATTGGCGCATGACATTGCGCGAAATCACGCAGACAAAATTGGGCCTGAACAAGCAGTGGATTACGCCATTGCCTTGAACCAAGCCGTTTACGACAAGATCATCAAAACGACACGATAAGGAAAAACCATGTCACGCATTCAATCCGCTTTTGGCGACAGCTATCAAAAAGCACACCTCCGCACCAAGACGTTTGAGCTTGGCGGTCATGTCTTCAAAGTTCGCATCCCTTTGACCAAAGAGATGGAGCAAATTGAAGAAGCCATTGAAACAATCAACCCTGAAGAACTTCAATCTCGCTACGAGAAGATGTCTGCCAGTTTCCGCACGGGGACTGTCATTGATGGTGTCGAGATTACCGAAGATGATGTGGTTATCGAAGGTCGATCCACGAAAGATTTGGTCAAGAAAATCATCATGATGGAAAATCGGATGGTTCAATTTGTCAGGCTGCTTGTGCCTGAAGTTGGCACTCTTGATGACATCACTTACGAAGACATTGATGCTGAGTGGCCTATGCCAGTTCAGCTTGAGATGATTGCAAAGATTACTGAGTCGATTCAACCCGGCTACAAGGATTCTCGAAAAAACTGATTCAGGACGCTCACTCACAGGCTAGAGCGTACATCTACGCTCACGGTGGGTGTCCTGAAGATGTTCCAGTGGATGACTTGAGAAATATTGAGATTATGTTGAGCGATGGCATGATCGGAAACAAGGCGCTGCTGCTTGCGCTAAGTTCCTTGACCACTGGCAACCTAAACTCGAAAATGCAGAAAACGGCAAGGCCATTCCAAATGCGGGATGTCTTGCCTTCAACGCATGACTACATTGTCCCGCCTTTGACCGAAAAGCAGCAGCAAGAACAAGTTAATCAGCAACTGCTGAACTTCATTGCAAGCAGACCCGGTTCGGAGGAATTCTTGAAAGTGTGAAATGGCCTACACCCCGCAAAGTAAATCTTTCAAGTTGGAAGGGTTTGCCGAATTTGAGCAGCAGTTGAGAGACATGGCTGAAGGGTTCAGGGGTGATTTGGTTGCACGAAACACACTGGTTCCATCATCAAAAGCTGCAATGGAATCTGTGCTTAATTCTGCCAAAACAAAAGCGCCTGTTGGTGACAAGCCAAGGGATGGCAAAAACCCCATTCACATGAAAGACACCATTCGTTTGGATGCTCGTATTCCAAGCGAAAAGGACAAGCGTAGCGATTACGTTAACGAGACTGACTCAGCTATTGCTGTGGTGTCTGTAAAAAAGAGTGCCGTATCACTTGCAAATGAGTTTGGCACATCAAGGATGGGGGCCAACCCTTTCTTGCGTCCTGCGCTGCAAGAAAACTCTCAGACAGTGCTTACTGAACTAAAATCGCAGTTGGCGGTCAGAATCCCTGAATACGCCAAGAAACTGGCGCGAAGGAGAAAATAATGGCTTCACAAAACATTGCCCGACTTGGCGTTGTCCTTGGTCTGGATACGGCTGAGTTCACGGCATCTATTGACAAAGCCATTTCAGAAAACGCCAAACTGAAAAATGCCATTCGCAGGGATACGAATGCTGCTGCTGGCGAATTGAAAACTCTTGTTCATGCAACAGAGGACTACGGCAAAGCTCTTACCAAAGTGGAGTTGATTCAGCGTGAGGTCACTTCTGGCCGATACATGAATGCCACAAAGGATATGAAAGATCGGTTGTTGCAGCAAGCCGCTGCTTACGACAAGATTGCTGCATCTGCAAAGAACGCCACCAATGCTCAGTTCAAGATGAACGAGCAGCAAAAGATTCAGTTGACCTACCAGACAACTGACTTTGTGACGCAGATCGCTTCAGGCCAAAGCCCATTTATTGCTGCTCTCCAGCAGGGTGGTCAACTGAAGGATGTGATGGGTGGCTTGGGCAATATGTTCAAAGCCATCGGCTCAATGTTTACGCCATTTAGAGTTGGTCTTCTTCTTGTTGGTACTGCTGCTGGAACTGTTGGTTATGCTTTTTACAAAGCCATTGACGATCTGGACAAATTTAAAGATGCAATGACTTTGACAGGTGGCTTTGCTGGAGTCACTTACGACAAGTTGCTGAATCTTGGCGATGCCCTGTCTGGAAAGACAAACGCATCGATTGGCAGTGCAAGAGATTTGATGCAGCAATTGGCGGCATCAGGAAAGTTCACTGCAACATCAATAGAAGCTGTTGGCGAGGTCGTGCTGCGCTTTGCCAAGATTTCTGGCGTAGATGCCGTAAAAGCCGCTGAGACACTTATTCCTTTGCTGGATGGCACAGCAAGTTCTGCAAAGCAACTGAACGACAAATATCATTTCTTGACGCTTGAGCAGTACAAGAACATTGAGGCGCTTGAGAAGCAAGGTAAGTTGCAAGAGGCTGCTAAATTACAAGCCACATTGCTTAATGAAAGTTTGCAATCAACACAACGTGAACTTGGCAACTTAGAAAAGGCTTGGCAAGGCGTAGCCAATTTTGCATCTGCTGCATGGGATGCAATGATGGGCTGGGGTCGAGAAAGCGGTCTTGATAGAGCAAAAGAGCTTGAAAAGAAAATCAATGAAGTCACTCAAGAAATTGAGCGTAGACAAACACAAGGTTTGAAAACTGGTTCGCAACAAGCTGCTCTTTCTGCATTCAGAACAGAGCTAAATGCCATTGTCAGTAAAGAAATGGCTGCTCTTGATGCTGCTGAAGCAAAAGCTAAAAAGGCAGAAGAAGAACAAGCAAGAATCAAAGCCTACTCTGGCGCTGGCGGCATCGGCAAACAAATAGAGATTCAATCTGCAATTGCAAAAGCTGTTGCAAACAACGAGTATCTTATTGCCATAGAAGGCGCAAACGAGATACAAAGAATTGAACTTGAAGCAGCAAAAGAGCTTGAAGAAAAACGTCTGGAATTTAGCAAAAGGTCTTCTGAAGAAAAACGAGCTTTTGGCGGATTGCTTGCAAGACAGTTAGATGCTGAGATTTACACCATAGAGTTAAAGCGTGACGAAAAAATCAGGAGCATTCGCGAGAAAAATCGGCTTTCAGAGTACGAAGAATCCGTTCGGACGCAAAAGGAAATTACGGATGCAGAAATTGCTGAATCAAATCGACTTCAAGCAATCCGCATTAGCAATCAATCAAAGACAAGGGACATGGAGTACCAGCGCGAGTCCTTGGAATTGAAGTACCAATTAATTTACGCCACTGAAAAAGAGCAGCGTCTTGCTCAGATTTCTTTGGAGTACGCCAGAAAGCGCAAAGAAGTCGAGGAAGGTCCAGACAAGCAATTTAACCTTGACCAGATTGATCGCCAAGAGCAAATGGCAAAGATGTTCATAGTGATGGAAGAAGGCGCAAAACGCACACAGCAAGTGTTTGACAGCGTGTTTGGCAACTTGTCTTCTGCCATCGACAACTTTGTCAAGACCGGCAAGTTGAACATGAAGGACTTGGCTCGTAGCATCATTCAGGATTTGATCGCAATCCAGATGAAGGCTGCTGCCTTGCGCTTTCTCAATGCAGCTTTCAGCATGTATTCTGGTGGTGGTTTTGGAACTGGCAATGCTTACGGCAATCAAGATTTGGGTGGATACTTGGCTGAAGGCGGTCCAGCCAATGCCAACACACCATATGTTGTTGGTGAGCGTGGGCCTGAATTGTTTGTTCCAAGAACCTCTGGAACAGTTATTCCAAACAATCAGATAAGCAACATGGGAAGCACAACCAACGTGACAAACAACTACATCAATGCCATTGATACCAAATCGTTTGAAGATCGGCTCCTAGGCAGTTCTAGTGCGATTTGGGCGGCTAATCAGTATGCCAACAAGTCTTTGGCTGTCGGAAGGGGTAGAGCATGAGTTTTCAGACAATCTTTCAAAACCAAGAATCCATGACGGTGCAAAACCGTAGGATGGTTGGACAGCAGGTCACTCGGGCTGGCTACATGACAGTTGCTCAGTATTTGACAGCAGTGCCTTGGATGTTCACGGTCACGCCAAACAACTACTTGTACTACCCGACAGCTAGGGCAATCATTCAGACAATTGACAACAAAGACCGTCAGTTGCCAGAAGTCATTACTTTCAATACGCCCCAATTGTCTTGGTTTACAAAAACTCTTGGAACGGCAACTGCTGCCACATTGAATGGTACGCCTACGCCAAATACGCAAACGCTTGCCCTGAACTCGAATGGCACGTTCAAGGCGGGTGATTTCATCATGGTTGGCGGCTACACCTACAAAATCACAGCAGACTCTGCTGGATCATCTGTGAGCATTCACAGGCCATTGATCGGCTCTCCTGTGTCTGGTGCGACTGTATCAATTGGGAATGCTTGCACGTTTAATGTTGTGGCAGAACGATGCCCGACATATACTTTGACACCCATGACAAACGGTGCTTTCGTCAATTGGGATGAGCCATTCATTTTTCGGGAATACATCACATGACAACAATCAATGCGGTTACCTCGCCAAGCATTCAGCACTCTGAGTTTGTGCGGCTGACAGTTGGTAAAACTGGCAGTCAGACCATCTACACGTTTTGCAATGCCGCATCGCCAATCACGGTAGGTGGAATTACATTCAGCAACCTTGGCTCGTTGTTGATGGTTGGTGATGTCCAGCGTGACATGAAGGCAACCTCTGATGACATGACCATTTCGCTAACTGGCATCGACTCAGCAAACATTGCATTGATCTTGTCTTCTGACATCAAGGGTTCTTTGGTGGAAGTTTGGCGTGGGTTCTTTGACTCAAACAACCAGATCATCACAACGCCAACAACACAGTTTTTCAAGCGGTATCAAGGCATCATCAACAATGTCTCTATCACTGAAGACTTCAACACCAACTTGCGCCAACGGATTGCAACTTGCTCCATCTCCTGCTCATCTATGAGGCGCATTTTGGAGAACAGGATTTCTGGCGTAAAGACAAACCAAAACAGTTGGCAATTTCTTTACGGCACATCGGACACATCCATGAACCGTGTTGCTGAAATCTCTGCAACATATTTTGACTTTGGCAAACAACCAAGCACTTTTACGCAAGCAGCTAAAAATATTATTAATTCACAAAATTCAAATGACGATCCAGCGGGATAAAAATGATAAGACAAGCCACAAGATATGACATTCCAAGACTTTTGGAAATTGTTGAAGCATACGCTTACGAAAATCCAATCTGCATTCTTGGTCAGCCAGACAATCACAACCCAAAGCACGTTGAGCAATTGCTGTTTAGCATCATCATGGGCCGAGGGTTCATCTTCATTGATAAGCACATGCATGGTGCAATCATTGGGATAAAGCAAAGCAATATTTGGTGTCCATCCGTCAAAGAACTGCATGAGTTGTTGTGGTGGGTTGAGCCAGAACACAGGAATGGGTCGATTGGTGGAAGGCTTTGGAAAGCCTATGACCAAACAGCGACTGAAATGTTAAAGCGCGGTGATGTTGATTGTGTGTATACATCCATTTCCGCATCTGGTCCGTTGATTGATTACACTAAGCGTGGCTACAAAGCGGTTGGTGCGAATTTTGTGAAGGAATAAGTATGGTTGGGACGATGATTGCTGTTGGCGTTTTTAACCTTACAGCTGGAACTATTGCATACGCAGCAACAGTATTTGCTGTGAACTTTGCTCTCTCAACAATTGTTACGCGAATGTTTGGAGATTCATCTTCTGGCCCACAAGACAATGGAGTGCGCCAGCAAGTCCCGCCATCTTCATCTAACGCCGTCCCCATCGTCTATGGTGATGCGTACTTGGGTGGCACGTTTGTAGACGCTGTTTTGACAACCGATCAAAAGACGATGTATTACGTCATGGCGATTAGTTGCATCAGCCCTAATGGACAATTTACATACGATCAAAGCAAGTTTTACTACGGTGATCGTTTGGTGACATTTGACGGTGGCGGCTTGGGTAATCGTGTTGTTAAACTTACTGACCAAGCAGGTAACGAAGACTCAAAAATTGATGGCAACCTTTGGATTTACCTGTATACGTCCGATGCCTCTGGAACAATATCTCCATACAACACGGCTGGAACTTTCCCATCTGACATTATGAGTACAGCCCGTGGCTTGCCATCTGGTCAAGCATGGACGGGCACACGACAAATGAACGGATTGGCTTTTGCCATTGTTCAACTGAATTACAACCGTGACGCTGACACAACCTCTTTGTCGCCAATCACGTTTGCAACCCGTCATTATTTGAATGGCACAGGCGTTGCAAAGCCCGGTGATGTTTGGAAAGATTACATTGCAAGTGTTGCATATGGTGGCGCAATTGATCCTGCATACATCGACACAGCCAGTGCGACTGCACTGAACACGTACTCTGATGAAGTAATCACCTACACAGACTACACAGGCACTCCATCAACGCAAGCCCGATACCGCATCAATGGCGTTTTGGATGCAGGGCAATCTGTGTTGGACAACATCGACAAGATCATGGCAGCGTGTGATAGCTGGATGACCTACAACGCTGCGTCTGGCAAATGGTCTATAGTCATCAACAAGGCAGAAGCAAATGTTTACTCGTTTGACGATACCAACATCATTGGTGAAATTCGCGTAAGTGCAACTGACATCACATCTTCCATCAACCAGATCGAAACCAAGTTCCCGTTTAAGGACAACAAAGACCAACCTGCATTTGTCAACTTGCAAACGCCATCTGGCTTGCTGTATCCAAATGAGCCAGTGAACAAGTTGTCCATGACGCTGGACTTGGTGAACAACTCTGTCCAAGCGCAATACTTGTCAAACCGGCTGCTTGAGCAAGCTCGGGAAGACCTGATTGTTTCGTTCAACACCACTTATTACGGCATTCAAGTTGATGCTGGTGATGTGGTGAGCGTGACCAATGCTGACTACGGCTGGAGCAATAAACTTTTCCGTGTGACCAAAGTCAATGAAGCAACATTGGCTGATGGCTCGTTGGGCGCACGATTGGACATGTCTGAGTACAACGCACAGGTGTACGACAACGTGTCGATTGTTCAGTTCACACCAGCGCCAAACAGCAACATTGCAAACCCAAGCTACTTCAGCACATTGGCTGCACCGACAATTTTGGCAAGCCGCCCAAGTGCTCAGATTCCATCGTTTGATGTCCGTGTCACCATTCCTGCCACTGGGCGCGTAACGAGCATCAACCTGTACTACACAACATCTGCAACGCCATCCAACGCTGATTGGAAGCTGCTTGCATTTGCAACGCAATCAAACTCGCAGCCTTACACCAATGGCGCAACATTTGATTTCCTGAATCAGGTCTTGCCAACTGGGACATATTATTTTGGCGTAGTGGTTGCCAACAACATTGGTCAATCACGAATCAGTGCGCTCAGTTCATCGTTTGCATGGGCACCAATCACCACTGGTAGCAGAAACGCATATCCAGCGTTGTACCAATGGGCTGCAACTCAACCTGCAAACCCAACAGGCACATCGGTCTTTACTTGGAATACAGGTGTTCAGGTTTACGACAACGTAGATGCTTGGCGCGTAACTGCTCCAACAAACCCCGGCACTGCTGGGCTTCAGCTTTGGGAAGCCTTTAAATGGCTTAACGATACCACAGGAGCCGCTACAACGACCTTTAGCTGGACTGTTGGTGGTACAGCAGTGCAAAGCATCAGCCAGAACGGTACAGCGGGTTCTACTGGCCCTCGCTCGTCAAGCGGCTTCTTGTATTACGCCTTTGCATCAGGTTCTGCCCCAAGTGCGCCAACAGCATCTGGCTTTGACTTTACAACTGGTGCGTTTTCCACTTTGACTGCCAACTGGTCTACATCGTTTTCGATGCCAAGCACCAACATTGTTGACACAAACAACAACAAGTTTTGGGCGGCTAGATACGCTGTGTCCGAGGCAACCTTTGGCGGCGCTCAGACGGTCACAATTTCATCGGTATTTAACTGGACCAACTTTGATGGCCTTGTCACGTTTACCAACATGGCCTCGCCATCAGGCACAAACCCATCAGGCGGCGTGACGTTTATTGACGGTGGGCACATCATTGCCGAAACCTTGACCGTTGACAGAATTGAATCAGGCACAACCACAACTCAAAGCGGCAACACGTTTGGTTTTGGCCTTGGCACGTCTGTTTTTGGAATTTCAACGGCTGGCTTCTTTAAAAGCACAAACTCTGGAACTGCTGGTCTAGCTGGTATTGCAACAAACAGTGTGGGTATTGCTGGCAACACAGCATCCACAAGCTCATATGGCGCTTTGTTTTCCAATACCTATGGGTATGACAGCATCAGTTCAACTTATGTTGTTACAGGCGTGACCTGTGCTGGCCCAAATTTTGGTTTATTTACACAACGTAAAAGCCAACAAGGTGCGTCTACATCTGAAGGAGCGCCAAGCACTTACACCGCAGCTTATTCATATTTGGCTTATTTGTCAGGCAGCGACCATTACGGCGGTCGTTTGTTTACAACCAATACCAGCGGTGTTGATGTGCGCGGCATTGTTGCTGGTGGCCCAACCTACGGTCTGACTGTTGTTGGCGGCACTGCTCCGTTTACTGGTTGTCACGATGGCTTGATGCTTAAAGACACTACTGCTGTTCCCGGTGACATCATTGTTGACACTGGCGTTATCGTTGCAACGTCTGGCGTGACCGATACGATCACTGAAGTCACACCAAGCACAACTGCCAACCAAAAGGGTGCTATCGGGGTGTTTGCCACTATCAGCACCGTCACACCTTACATCTTGCAGGAGGCCGTTGTAGTGCCCAAATGGGAGCATGACGAGTGGGTTGACACTATCGAATACGAACTAAACCCAATCTACCAGCCAATTGTTGACACTCACGACTACATCGCCATTAACTCTGTGGGTGAAGGGCAAATCAACGTGTGCGGTGAAGGCGGCAACTTCCAAGTTGGCGATTTGATTGTTTGCTCATCAACAGCCGGGAAAGGTATGAAGCAATCTGACGATATTGTGCGGAATACAACTGTTGCAAAGATTCGTGAAAACGTCACTTTTGTCTCGCCAACAGACGTACAACTTGTTTCTTGCATCTATCTTTGTGGTTAAAATTCTGGCAAAATAGTCTAAAGACATGACAAGAATCGTCCCCTGCGAGTACGTGGGGAGCGTTACTACCTGAGTACAGGGAATTATCATGGCTGTGTTTTCTCAGAACGTCATCACGCAAGTAAGCGGGTTTGACAATCCTCTCATTACGGGTGAGTTGGTTTATAACCAATCGACCTACTGGAACTTGGTTTTCACAAATGGCGCAACTCCTGTCAACCTGACAGGCGCAACAATCAACGCACAGATTGTCAGACGCACAGTTACCAATCTTCAAGACACTCGCAACGGGTTGTCGTTTGACATTGGCAACTACACCCCAACACCAACGCCTGTTACGCTGACGATTACCAATCGTGTCGATGCAGCAGGTGCTTTTACCTTGGTCATTGATGATTCGGCTTGGTCGCTCATTACAAGTGACCCAGAACTTGCCATCAATGCTGTAGACCCTGTTTGCTTTTCAGGTCGCATCAAAGTTAGCTTTCCTGCTGTAAGTGGCACTCCTGCTGATGACGGAATCATCTTTCTGATGTTCCTTGTTCGTTCAGATGGTATTGTCGTTATCTAAGGAAACGACATGCAAATCCAAGTAACTGCATCAGACGCAAATAACATTATTTGCCAAGTCACTCCTACACCTGCTCAGACAATCACGATTGATCGTGGTGTTGCAGGTAACGGGATTGTTAGCATCGTTCCAGTAACGATTGGATCGCTTCAATATCTACGCATTACTTACACCGATGGAACGGTATCTGATGTAGGACCAATCACCAGCACTGCTTACACATCTACATCGCCTATCAACATTGTTGGCAACGTCATTTCGTTGCTCACAGTGCCGATTGCTTCTGGCGGTACAGGCGCAACAACTGCTGCGGCTGCAATCCAGAACTTGCTGCCTTCTTACACTGGTAACGGCAACAAGCGGCTTGGCCTGAACTCTGGTGCAACTTCTTTGGAGTGGGTTGCCGATGGCGGCGGCACGGTGACCTCTGTAGATGTTTCTGGTGGCACTACAGGGCTTACAACCTCTGGTGGCCCTATCACTGGCGCTGGCACGATTACGCTTGCTGGAACGCTTGCTATTGCCAATGGCGGCTCTGGTGCAACCACTGCACAAACGGCAATGAATGCTTTTGCTGGTGCTGTTACGGCTGGCTCTTATTTGCGTGGTGATGGTACAAACGTAGTGATGTCAGGCATCCAAGTTGCTGACGTTCCTACGCTGAATCAGAACACCACAGGCACGGCAGGAAACGTCACAGGCATTGTGGCTATTGCTAACGGTGGAACAGGACAAAACACAGCAAACGATGCGTTTAATGCACTTGTTCCAAGCCAATCCACCAATACTGGTAAGTATTTGACAACTGATGGAACAAATACCTCTTGGGCAACTGTTGCTAGTAGCACCGGGGCAGGTAATTCTTACGCTTGGTTTCTCGTTTAAGAGGTAAATATGTCAACACTAGTTCTTGATACAACCACAAAGACCATTCAGGTGGCTATGTCTGGTGCGGCTGCAACCGCAAACCCAGATTTCACAGCAGCTTTTGCTGACAACAACGGCACTTCTTTTGTAGAGGCCGCAAGTGATGGCGCGTTGTCAGGGTCCACTGATGTAGTGGTAGTTGCTGCTCCTGCTTCTGGTTTTCGCAGAATCATCAAAAAGATTTTCATTGAAAACAAAGACACCGCAGCAGTAACCATTACTGTCAAATACGACAACAATGG